GTGTTGTCGACGAGGACCTGCATGATCCCGCGCTTGCCCGCCATCGCCACCCAGAAGGGCAGACGAGGCGAGGCACCCGTGCCGAGTGCCGCGTTCGGGACGGCCGGGGCCGCTGCGCCGAGCGTGTTGACGCCGAGCAGGACGCCCGCGTTGTACGTCGTGGTGCTCGTCGGAGCAGGGTCGACGTACTGCACGGTGTACGGAGTGGTCACAGAGCCGTAGTCGTCACCGAACGGGGCCGTCGTCGAATAGGCCGGCGGCGAGGTGGCGAGGCCGGTGCCGGCGGGCGGGTTGGTGCCGACACCGGCCGTGTTGAAGGCCAGGGCGGCGCCCGGGACCCAACCGACCGTACCGGCGGCCGAGGGGTACGTGATCGCACCGCTCGAGGCCGGGTCGACCGCGTAGGCCTCCCAGAGCACGCCGTACTCGGGCTGCTCGTTGGCCGTGCCCGTGACGTTGGCCGAGTTGGTCAGTGGCGACATCGCCGTCGCATTGAGCTCGTGGGCGAGCTCGGCCATCCTCAGCACCTCGGGATCGCGATATGCCGCGTAGCCCCGCACGCCTATTTCGCCCTGGTATCCCCAACGCATGCGGAGCCTCCTAGCCCGTCAGGGCAGTGAACTTGCCGTTCAACTGCGGGTTGGTGTTGATCAGGTTGCCGGCGAAGTAGATCAGCGACGTGATCACAAACTGGTTCGTCGGCTGCTGGAAGTCGCCCACCTCGAAGTCGCCGTTTTGGTTGATGACGAGCTCAAAGTAGTTCTCGTTCACGAACATGAGCGGGTTCGCAACCGTGGCCGTCGGGATGTGCTCATCGACAAGCCAGGGCTGGTTGCGATACCACCCGCCGCTGAATCCGCCCGAAGCGAACGTCTGATCGACCACGGCCGTCGGCTGGGTGTATTGCACCTGGGCTTGGAGCAGGTTCTCGTAGCGGGTCAGGTTGGCCCGGTTCGACAGGGCCACCGTCGGGGCCCGGGCTCCCTTGGTGCAGTTGTCCCACAGTGAGTTCATCGCACCGAGGCCGAGGGTCGTCGTCGACGAGTCGACCTGGCACTTGAGGAACGGGTACGAGCTCCTCGACAGGCCGGCGTAGTTCGCCGCGTTCGTACCATTGTCGACAATCTCGAGCATGCCGTCGATCGCCTTGTAGTTGGTGCCGTCGGACCAAATGCCGTAGGCGATCTTGTCCCGCATATCCATCTTGGCGAGCTCACACTGCTCGACGATGTAGTTGGCGACCGCGTACTCCGAGTCCGCCCGGATCAGCGAACGCTGGTCGAGCGTGACGTTGGTGTAATACTCCTTCCAGTCCCAGGCACCGGAGATTTCGGTGTCGGAAGGCTCGACATTGAGCACCTCGGGACCGTAGAACGCACCACCCGTCGCCCACGGCTGGTAGATGAACCGGCTCTCGATGTGGAGGCCTCCCCGACGGACCACCCGGTTCGTCTTGAACAGGCGCCAGGTCCACGGGCTGCCGAGGTAATACACGTCGGTCGCTTCTTCCCGCAGGATTCGGCGCGATATCGAGGTGATTGTGTCGACACCTGTTGGAGTTGCCACTAGTACGTCCCTTCGTTACTCCGGGCCAACTGGCCGGCTATCTCTGCAACGGCGGTCATCCTCGATTTCGGCGTCAACCTACCATCGGGTCGAGTCTCGAGGGGGGACCGTTTTGGAGCGGGCGCGTTCGACGGCGACGCGGCCGACGAGAGGGCAGTGAGCTTGCGCTTGCGAGTCGGCGCCTCGGCCTTGTCCGCATCGGCTTGCGCGGTTGCCGGGTTGGGGGCGGCGGGGTCGATCACCTTTTGGCGAAACGCCTCGTTCGACCACAGCGTTGTCTCAAGAGCTTGGAGGTAGCCGGCCGTCAGTTCAGGACCCGAAAGCGGTCGTCCGTCGGCGCCCATCGTCAGTCGGCCGGCGAGCCCCGAAGCCGCGGCGCTCTGGGCTATCTCGAGCAGGTCGCTCTCGTTGATCTTGCCCGCATAGCGGGCCGAGAACGTCATGCCGGCGTCATTGGCCGCAGCGCCCGCCGCCTGTTGGGCCAGGACCCGCTGGGTCTCGGCCTGGCCGGCGCCCAGTCGGGCGAGCTCGGCCCGGGTCGCCTGGTTCTCCTCCCACAAGCGGGCGGCCGGCGAGCCCGGCTCGAACTCCTCGGGCATGGTCGGCGCAACCGGCGCGCTTGGGGCGGGAGCCCGCACGGCGGCGAGCATGCGCTCGAGCGCGGCGGGATCGGCCTGGGTGATCTGATCGAGCGCGAGCAACTGGGCCCGGCGCTCGGGCGGGAGGAGCCCCAAGGGATCAGCGAGTGGACGCTCGGCTGCCACCGTCGTGTCGGGCAACGGTGCCTCATCCCCTGGGGGTTCCTCCTCTGCGAGAGCTGGCTCTGTGTGAGGGGCCTGCTCCTCGCTCTCCTCGTCAGGTTCGGGCGCCTGCCCCCCGGCGGGCTCAGGGCTATGGGACCCTGAGCCACCCTCACCGTCCGAGAACATCTGTTCGAGACCCGGCTCACGCAACTTGCTCGAGGCACGTGAGGCGTCGACCGAGAGCTCCATCAGGTGATCGAGGTCGATGTCGGTCTCGTCGTCGCCCACCTCGTCGCCCGGGTCCGCAAAGAGGGAGCGTATCGACGGGCTCACTGGGCCATCGCCCCTTGCTGCGCGGTCATGCGGCGCAGATCATCGGCCGAGATACCGCTCTGCGACGGGCCCCCGGCCGGGCCGGCCGACGGCGGTTGCGCCGGTTGGCCCCCGAGCTGGTTCAGATTCGTGCCTCCACCCATCGGCCGTTGGTTCTGCGCGCCCGGCCCCCCCGGCTGGGGCGGGCCCTTTTGGCCCCCGTGGACGGCGCCGACCACGGCCTTTTGGAGGCCGTCGAGCAGTTGGAGATACGGGCCGGCGTCGGGCGCCATCATCGCCTGCGTGATGGCAGACGATATTGCGTTGAGCCCCTCGCCGATTGTGGCGGGCGCGGATGACGCGCGTGCCACGAGTTAGACGGACTTGCCCAGGTTCGGGTTGTCCCGCGCCGGCGGAATCTCGCCCTTGGCGTCGGGGTCCTCGCCCCATGCGGCCACCTCGGTCTGTCCCATGCGCATGATGCTGGCCTTGCCCTGGGGCTGGGCGCCGTAGTTGGGGCGCACCTGGTTCTGATCTGCCATGACAAATCCTCCTCGTGGAGTTTGGCGCAGCGTACACGCGACAGGTCCCCCCGGCCAGGGATGGTCGAGGGGACCTGTCGGCAAAAAGACGACTGGCGGAAGGCCTACCGGCCCTTGCGGCCGTGCTTGCGGCCTCCGCGGTGACCCTTGCGGGCACGCTCGTTCATGTGGACACCTCCTTTCACCGTGGAGGGGTGCGGGCGAACCGCACCGTTGCTAACTAGCGCGAGACCCTACCTCCCCGCCGTGACGAACGCGTGGACCGGCGGCCCTTGCGCTTGCCACGTTGGGCGGCCGACTCCTTGCGCCCAGTCACCGAGCTCTTGCCGTGCGCCCAGGCCTCGGCGATCTTGGGCTCGTTCGCCCAAAGGTAGCGGCGCTGTTTCTCAGAGGAGAACGGCACTAGAAATCGTCCCGGTCTCCATTCACGTCGTCGAAGATCGACCCGGCACCGAGCTCGGGCTCGACCGCATCACGCGGCCTGACCGAGCCGTCGGAGCCGAGCGGCCAACCGCTCGATAGACGATCGGACGAGAGGATCGTCCCCTGGTTCGGCGTGGAGAGCTCGGGCTTCATGGCCGAGAGGTGCTGGCGTGCGTGCTTCATGGAACCACCTTACTTTGGGCCCTTCGGGGACGGTTGCCTTTTCGATTCGGTCTGGGCTTGGGCGATCATCGCCATCTGTTGACGCTGCAAGGCCGTCCGGCGCATCACATCGGCGGCATGGGAGACCCGGTAGGCCTGTAGGACGAACAGGTCGTCGACCACGCCCATCTGCTTAAGCGCGTTCGCCTCGGCGATCCGGGCCGCCCTCGAGGTGGGCTTGGAGCTCCCGGCGTTGACGATCAGGGCGAAGCGCAGGGGCTCGAACGTCACCCTGCCCTTGGCGTCAGAGGCCGGCGCATAGAAATGCTGGGCTGCCAGGCGCACACTTGTCGGCTCACCTTCGGAGCCGACAATGGCGGTAAACCGCTCGGTGTCGTAGTTGATGACGATGAGGTTGGCGAGGAGCTCACCTGCCCGGCGCAGCGTGAGCTCGAAATTGCGCAGGGCCGATCGGATGCGAATGAACCCGGCCTCTTGGCCGGCCTGGACCTGCTTGTCCGTCGCCCGTCCGCTCGGCACTTCGCCCTTCTGGGTCGCATTGAGGCCGGCAATGCGCTCCATTTCTTCTCGCCACAGGCCCACGAACTCGAGCAGAGCCGGCGGCAGGTTGGGCGGCGGAATCCATCTGGGCGCATTGTTCTGCCCGCCGGTCGGGCCGCCGTTCACGTCAAGGATCACGCCTGGGGCGTTGCGGATCGAGGTCCGGTCGGCCCCCGAGCCCTTGACCGCACTCATCATGGGGTTGCCCGTGTAGATGATGTTGTTCTGGCCCATCGCCAAGAGCGTGTTCATCGCCTGTTGGCAGGGCGCCAGGTCACGCAGCAGAGGCGAGCCCCAGAACTCGCCGGTCTCCACGTCGACATAGCGAACGTAGGGGTGACGGTTGGCGTGATACACGTTCTCGGCGAGCTCGTCGAGCATGACGTGATTGCCGGCCCAGACGACAACCCTCCACTGGTCGATGACGACCTCCTCGGGGACGGGCCTGGACGGATCGCCGACCTTGACTTCCTCGGTGTAGTTCTCTCGGAACCAGCACTCGTAGACGTTGATGCCCTTGTCCCGCATGCTCGTGTGCTTCTTGGCCCCGCCTGGTGCGCCCCACTGCGTCGGGCCCTGGCCGGCGTCGATCGGGATGAGGCCGCTCTGCTTCTGGCGGTTCGAGTTCTGACTCGGCGGCATGTGATCGCTCGTGCGATCGCCGGTCACCATCACCTCGTCGAGCACAGTCTCGGCCACGTCGGGGAACCGGCGCTCGATCTGCGCCGCGGTCATCGTGTGTACCTCGATGATGTATTCCACGTCGTCGAGATTCGTGGCGAACGGGTCGACGTAGAGGCACCACGGACTCGTCGACTTGAGGCCCACGTTGCCCATACCTCGCTCGAGGCCCTGGTCCCAGACTGCCTTGAGGAACCCCGAACCGTACATGGCCGCATCCCAGAACATCTTGACGATTTCGGCGTACCAGCCCTCGGTCATGTAGTTGGCGTTGAGAACGTCCTCGAGTTGGTGGCACAGAGTCTCGGTTACCATGAAATACGGGTTGAACGGATCGGCCGCAGGAGTGAGGGTGAACTGCACCTCCTGGTCGGTCATCCAGCCGATACGGGCGTCCACCGTCGGGAACACTTCGTTGGCCCTCGTCCCCGGCGCCTGGGGGACGTTGGGCGCGGCGCGGTTCATCGTCACCCGGTAGTTGCGCAGCCACTCGGCCCGCATCGCGTTGCGGGCATCCTTGGCTGTTTCGAGCATGTCACGGAGGTTTGACAAGAACGCGTGCTCGTCGTACTGGGGCGGTGTCTCGACCTGAACCAGTGTCATCGGGCCGCCGCCAGGTCGTGCGCAACGCGCTGTGTCTGCTCGGCCACCTCGGCGCGGCGATCGACGGAGTGACCGTGGAGCTCGGCGAGGCCGTGGTGGTCCCGGGCGTCGACCTGTTCGAGCTTGACCTCCATGCCGAGTTTGGCCTCCTGGGCGGCCTGACCTTCACGGAGCGCCTGGGTGAACTCCCGGTCGTTGGCGACGTAGCGCCCGACGACGGAATCGAACCGGCCTTGATGCTTGAGCGAGCTCTTGTTGAACTGCACCGCGAACATGCGCTTCGAGAGCGAATGGCAGACGGGGCACTCGATCTGATCGCCACTGATCCGGTGCTCGAACTCCCCATGCTCGGGGCAGGCGTAGAGGTAGGCCGGCATTAGTAGAACTCGTCCACGCCGACCAGGGCCTCGGTCATGCCCGGAACGCTACCGTCTTGACCTCCCCACCTCTTGCCATACTCGGCGGCCAGGCGCGGCGGGGTCTGCCCGGGAACGTGAGGCGGGCCGCTCGAGCCGAGACCAGGAGGCGGGGGCCCGGCCTCGGGGCGCTCGGTCACGATCGTCATAAGGGCGATGCCGAGCGAGATCACGCAGTCATCGTGCCCGCTGCGCCGGGCCGGCCCGTAGGTGCCGTCCTCGTTGGAAATGAAATGCGTCATCTCGTAATAGGTGGCGGGATGGTGAATCTTGAGCATGCGCCGGGTGATCGCACCTTGCATGGTGCCGAGCATCCACTTCTTCGTTTCGTAGGTGCTGTTCCACCCGTAGTTCTGCATCAGCTTTTTGGGACGGTCGGGCCGGCGGTCGATCCAGATGTGCGGATAGTTGGCCTCCCGCCACCAGTTGAGAACGGTCTTTCCCCCGCCTTGTACCTCGGTGTTGAGCACGGTCTCGGGCCCGTACCAATATCCCAGGGCCAAGCCCACGTCGGCCACGGTGTCGGGGTCTGCTGATCCATGCCACACGGCCACCTGTTCGATTGAATCTCTGTCCAGCACTTGAATACACGCCGGATCGCCGTCGACCGTCCACGTCGGATCGCACGCCACCACGTAGCGCCGTCTGGGCTGCGGTTCGGTGTAGACGAATAGGTGGCCGCCGTCGTCATCGGCGAACTCGAGCGCGCCGTCGTTGTTGAACAAGAACCCCTGGCGCATATCGACCTCGGGGTTGTAGCACTGTTGGAGGCGCGACAGCGGGAACACGTTGTAGCCCGTGGAGAGAAAGGCCTCCTCCATCGAGCAGGGGTACTCGGCCTTGAATGTCTCGGGGTTGGTGTAGCCGGCGATCTTGCGACGACGCCAGGCCAGCTTGGGAATCGTCATCTTCTTGTAGTAGTCGAGCAGGTCCCGCTCGTCGTCCTCGAGGTCGGGGTAGCTGAGGTGCGTGCTCTTTATCTCGTACTCGTCGTGCTCCCACCACGGGAAAAACATCGGGGTGAATTGCGATTTGTCGCCCTCGGGAGCAATCGCCTTTTGCCACTCGTCGTGAAAGTACCCACCGACACCGTTGGCCGTGGACTCGTAGATGATGATGGTGCCGTGTTCATAGGGAACCGACTCGTGCAAGGCGGCGGTCAGGTCTTGGGCGTCGGGCCAGAACGCCACCTCGGAACCGTGAACGGCTTGGAGCGTCTTGCCCCGGCCCACCTCGGCGTCCTTGGCGGTCGACGTAGTGACAGATGATCCGGTCCCTCCCCATTCCATGTAGCCGATCCGGTTGAACTTTTCGGGGAACAAGCCGTAGAAGGGGCCCTCCTCCCAGTACCGCTTGAACATCGAGAACAGGTAGTCGCTGTCATCCTGCTTCTTGGAGAGCACCAGGGCAGCCGAGCCGGGGTGCAGAAACGACCACAGAAACAAAATCCCCTCGGTCACCGTGGAGAGACCCACCTGGCGACCCTTGAGCACGATGATGCGCACGGGAAGGCCGGCGTTGTATTGGCGTTCCACCTCGGCCACGAGCTCCCGTTGGGCCCAGGCGAACTTGTCGCTTCGGTTCAGCCTCTTGATCGTGGCGTTCTTCGTCTTGATCTTGAGAGTCTCGAGGACGGGCCACAGGTCGAGCGCGGGCACTAGCCGGCTTCCTGATCCTCGGGCCGGTTCGAGAGGCGGGCGATGAACGGCGAGGCCGCTACGGGCTCGGCCCGGCCCTCTCGCATGCGCTCCATCATTTCGACCACGGCCAACTGGGAGTTGCGCACCGACTCGGGGGTCCGCCGGCCGGTGAGCGCCACCTGCTTGCCGAGCACCATGCCGAGCATGCGGGACTTCTCGGTCGACGATCCGTGCTGAATGATCCGGCGGGCCTCCTCGATGGCCTCCCAGTTCATTTGCTCGACGTACTCGGTCATATCGTCGGTGCCGTACCGCTCGACCCGGCCTTGTGACTGGGCCTTCTTCACGAGCTCGAGGTCCAGGCCGAACACGTCGGCCACGATGGCCGAGGGGACGCCACGGCCGAGGAGCGCCTTGACGACCTTTTCGAGCTCGGGCCCGGTCATGGTCCGTCCTCGTCGATGATGAGCGTCACCATTGTGCCTTGGAGCTCATGGACCTGGAAGGCCCGCTCGGCCGACTCGTAGGGAACGTGGAACACGAGCGAGAGCGCGCCGGATTTGAGCGAGGAGACCGACACCGGGATGGCCGGCAGGCTCAGTCGTCCGTCGGCGCTGCGTGGCGGGGGTGCGACTCCGAGGTCGATCCGTTCGAGGATTGCACCAACGTGTCGTGGTCCAGCTTCGCCTGGGCCTCCATCATCTTCTCCTGCAAATCGGCGCGCTCCATCTGCAAACGTCGCCGCTCGAGAGTCTCCGAGGTCTCCTCGTCCTCCCGGGCCAGCACTGCCTCGATTCCGGGCGAGAGAGGAGTCGAGTCGTAGTCGTATATCAGCGGCAACTCGCTCGGCGTCTGCTCGGTCTCCCTCGTCCCAGTCGTCATCTGTTGTGGTCGGCCCTGCACCAGGTCCACCACCATCTGACGAGTCGCCTCGCTCTCCGTACTCATCGCCTGCAACGCCGTCGTCATCATCTTCAAGGCCACGTCGTCCGAACTCGGGGTCGGCGTCGTACTCGGAGTCGGGGAAGGATGGGTCGACAAATGGTTCTTGAGGTGGGCGACTACCCAGCCCAGCCATATCACCATCGCCGCCAGAGCGACCAGGACGATCAGAAAGGCGATCAGCACTCATCGACCCTCTCGATGTGCCAGTCGATTTCGTACATGATGGCCCGCAGCTCGGTATTGGCGTCCTGCCAGGCTTTCGAGGTCGGCGAGAGCATGGCCCGTCGGGCCTTGAGCTCATTCTCTTGGTGAGCGAGCCGCCGCATCTTCTGTTCCCAGGTCTCACGGGCCTCTTGGCGCACCACGTCGCTCAATGTCTCAGCTCCATCGCGTAGCGGCACTCGACCGCCAGGGCTCGAGCTCGGGGCAACACCACGTTGGCGATCACCCAGTCGAACTCTTTGGGGCTCTCGGGCTCGGCGTCGAGGTCGAGCACCTCGACGTAGGAGCAGTTGGGACAACGCACCCAACTCTTGCCGGTGTCCGCGTGAGCGATGGCGGTCGTGTAGATCGTCACACCCGCTCCTTGTACCGCTTCTCGGCGCCCTGGCGAGAGATACCCAGGGCCGGCGCGATCTTGTACCACGAGAGGCCCTGACGACGGGCCAGGCGCACGGCTTTGAGCAACAGGTCCTCGGTCTCGACCTCGAGGCGGCGCAGGCGTGCAATCTCTCTGAGCGGGTCGACCTTGCCGTTACTCCCGTGGGATGCCATAGCACCCAATGTTGCCACGGGCCCGCAGGCCCGTCAAGAACTCAGGCTTCCTCGGCCTCGCTCAACGAGCCGCCGTCAACATGGCGGGCCGGGTGCTCGGCGTCGGCAAGGTGTGAGTCCGGGCCTGCCACGTCGGCGACCTGGGTCGGGGCGGCCTCGGCGGCCTCAGCGGTCGTGGTCACCTCGTCGGCCTCGTCGGCCGTTGCGCCGAAGGTGGCGCTCACGGCGCGCTCGGCGCAGAGAGCACACCCGTCGTGGCCTGGGCGGCCGGCGGCGGCGCGGCAACGACCGAGCTCGCCAGGGGGACGGGCTGGATGAACGGCGTGGTGCCGTCGTCGTCGAGCAGGGGTGCACCCGATGCGTTGGCAACGGTGGCCGTGTAGGTGAACGTGCCCACAGCCACACCACTCGCCGTGGCGATGGCCGTGTTACCGCTGGCCGTGGTCGGACCCACCGATGCGATGGTCGAATCCGAGCTGGCGATCGTCACCACCAGGCCCGAACCGTCGCCCTTGGGCGGCGCCTGGGGCGAAGGTGGGGTGTCGTTGCCGTCCACGAACGTCAAGGTAACGGTCTCGGTTGCTCCTACGTCGAGGGGCATATCTCCTCCAATGAACACGGCGGTTGTCGCCTGGGCCGGCGGTTTCGGCGTCAACAATGCCACAACGTCGCCGAGAAGCGCATGGATAGCCACGGTCTCGGCCAGAATCTCCTCGAGCAACTCGACCTCGGCGTGCTCGCCTCGTCGCCGGGTCATACGAACTGGACCTGGATCGTCACGCTGCTCGATGTTTGCAGGTAGATGTTCGCCGGCAGATGGGCGGGGTCGAAGCCGATCAGGCTCGGGCTACCCGGGGCGATGTAGCCGACATCGAGCGCGGAGACCGAGGAGAACTGCACCGACGGCGTGGTGTTGCCCGCCGGTGGGCTGATACACACGCCCAGACACCCGGCCGGGACCGCAATCGTCGCGGTCGTGTTGACGACGACGGGGGCCGAGTCCAGTGTCGAGCCGAAGGCGACCGAATAGGGGCCGAGAGAGGCCTGGCCGCCACCGGCGGTCTGGACCTGTATGCCACCCAGGGTGAAGTACCCGTAACTCATCGCACGTCCCTTGCCAAGGTGTCGCCGTGGAGCACCTCGATGATCGTGTCGATCGCATCGTCGTTGTCCATGTGTCGACGAGCTCGGCGAGCGGCATCTGTGCGCTTGCGCCGCTTGGCGTACGCGGCCCGGCACACCTCAGAACAGAACTTGCGCGGGCCCGACGCGTTCCACGGGATGACCTTGGTACACCCAGCGAGTTTGCAGAACCGGACTTTGGGTGTTCCCACCGGCGCAACGATAGGGCATGGTTGTCGTCGAGCGGGTGACCTTGTGGGTCCCACCCACCTGAGAGGAGCAACAACCCATTTGACGCCACCTTGTCTCGTGGCGCAGGTCACCCGTCACCCGTGAAAGGCGAAGCGGGGCTAGCTCGACGCGATGAGTCTACGGATCGGTCAAAGGGCGGGCGCGGACCAGCCCCAAGATGTTCCTTGGAGCCGGCCAGC